GCATGGGGATCGAAAGGATCCACCACGGCGTAATGGCCCGCATCAACGCGTGACCAGTCAATCACTTGATAAAGTGGATGATCTGGTCTCTGTAGCCAACGACTTGAAGTATGGAAACGGTGGTAAGAAATTATCATCGTGGAAATATTAAAGAAGGCTAGGACTAGTTGGGTTGTCTCCTGCTGGGTGTGAATCCAGTATGAAGGCCCTAACCGGCTCGGCGCCTACTTCCAAAATTCGCCTTGAATTAGGAAGTCTGGTAAGAGTTTCGTGCAGTCCTGTTAAAGACTACAGTCCTCCGTTACCCTACTCCGCGTATCACTCTGGGCGCCCCCGGTAAGGGGCTCTCAGACGATCTGATGAAGGCTCTCCTGGATCTATCCAGGAACGGTTTTCCATTCTCTAAGGTCGTTTTTATCATCGAGGGTGTATCTGCGTTAATAACCGCATAGCACCAAAACCAAAACTCGAAGTCCAGACATGCAAGGGTCAGAGAGAGAGTAAGTGTACCAGAAGGAAAGCCTTATGGCCTACACCCGAAGGTGCATCTCAACTTATCCCTGAGAAGGGAACTCTCATCAATTCCTCTATTTCAAGAGGAATATCTTCCGAACATCTTCCGGCAACTTGTTTGTGGCATTCCGATTGCACATAATAACGCAATAGGAATGGTTCGAGGTTAACTAGGTGGTGTGTTACCACACTCCTAAACCCGAACCAGGGCGGCCGTAGGATCACTCCTGCGGACCCTGTAACCTAGCTTTGAAAGGAGCTACCATAAACATCTCTGCTTCAGGAAGCCCTCAAAAGATCTACATACGTAAGCAACTGTGCGCCGTTTCACGGGCGCAGTGAGGTTTAAAACCCTTCACGCTACATATGCCTTCCAACACCGATTAAGGTAGTTGAAGCTGAGCCTAAGCTTGGCTGGAGATTGTCCGAAGTAACCGCCCCTAGGGGTCTGTGGCAATACCATACGCCACAGTCCTATAGCGGCTCGTCGATTTGTGCTACGACTCGCACGGGTCAAACCGTGAATCCCACTGACGATTCCCTACGCCACAGGTATACCTGTTTGTGGATTCAGTCTCCAGAAAACTCTCTCATTGTTATCGAGAGTCAACATGGTTTCTATCCCTTCTTGGGAGAAGAGACGTGTTGTTAACATAACACGCGACCTACCGCGTTAACAGTAGGTGGGGACCCGTTCACACGGGTTCTCGGGTTGACATGTGTCGCTTCGCAAGAGGCCCCCAGTTCATAACTGGGG